TTCACGGAAACTGACATTTTGCTTGCTTACAGCGCAGGAGAGTACAAGAAAGGGCACAGTTCGCTTGAAAGGTTGAGGATAAGGAAAATTTAGCAGCTTAACAGGCTGTTTTTTTAATGTCAATTTTCAAAGATAGAGAGTTAGAAAGTAAAATTAGAAAGGGATGATAGTATGATAGTAAAGTATGTAAACAAGGTAGGCGAATGGAGTTATATTGACGGAATCAACTTTGTTAAAGTAGGAAACTCAGAAAATAGCTGTAAGCAAGGAGAAATAATACCTATCTTTGAAACCGTAGACAATCGAAAAAGTTCAGATGAACGACTATTCGCTATAGATATGGCAATAGGAGATAAAGTCAAATCCATCATAACATCAGAGGTGGCTTATTTAATGAACGACAAAGGCCAAACAATTGAAAGATTAGTATAAAATCAACTCTCTATCTTTGATTATTTTAAGGAGGATTTATGAAACGGATATTTTATTATATTTGGCACACATTCAACAAAAACAAATGTAAGGAAAATGCCTTTATGTTTTACGGATGCTATTTTTGTGAGAAATGCAAACGGAACATAGACAAACTTTTGAATTATAAATACGTTTAAACAAACAAGGAGAATACATGAACTACAAAGAACAGGAATGTATTTTAACCGAACCGGAAATACTTGAAAAACTAAAATATTGGCAGAATAAAATCGGACTTGATTCATGGGAAATCAAATTTTCATTTAAAAGACAATCCCAATTAGGCGCGACAGAACAGGCGCATTGCGAATGGGTACTTCCGAAATCGTCAGCTATCATAAATATAGTCTGCCATGAGGACTACGACTGCAATCCATGGCCGCAAGATATGGAAACGTCATTGGTGCATGAATTGTTACACATAAAATCAGCTGCGTTTGACGACTTTGAGGAAAAATCCTTGCAAGATGCCATGTTCGAACAGTTCATAGACCAAATGTCCAAAATTCTTGTGACTATGGACAGGGAGGTTGCAAATGCAGGGACGTAAAAAACCATATACAGCAATCGGAATAAAGCGGTGCAAATGTGTCCGTTGTGGAAAACCGGCTCATGCAACATGGCAAGCTTGCGCCGATGATAGACTGCACAGACCGTTTTGTTTAGAATGTGACATTGAACTAAACGAACTTGTTTTAAAATGGGTAGGTTTTCCTGATTGGGAAGAAAAAATGAAAAGATATAAGGAGAAATTATGAAACATTACGCTACATATAGCCGTTCACAAGACTGCTTTCCTGCGAACGCACCTGATACATTCATAAAATGTTCCGGTTGTCACGTCACAGCAGAAGACGGCAGGGAATTTATTGATTATGGCATGGGACTTCGTTCAGTAATTCTTGGACACGCATACCCAAAAGTAAACGATGCAGTTAAAAAAGCAATAGACAACGGCGTTAATTTTACACGTTCCAACCCGTACGAAGGTGAATTAAAGGAATTGATTAAAAGCATAATCCCATGCGCCGAAGAAGTGAAGTTCGGCAAAAATGGAAGCGACGCAACCTCTGGCGCAATAAAATTAGCCCGTGCATATACAGGGAAAGACATTATACTTATAGCAAGCGAAAATGCATTCTACAGTCAGCATGATTGGTTTATAGGCTCAACTCCTGTTGACGGCGGCATACCATGGGAAGAAAAATCCAACACGGACAAGTATTCATACAACGATATGACAGCAGGAAAATTTAAACTTAGCCCGATGCATATAGAAAAGTTCATAGGTCAGAACGATATCGCGGCGATTATTTTAGACCCAAGCACAGTTGACATTACAGAAGAAAAGCTTCAATACATCCGGGACTTGTGCGACAAGTACAAAATAATAATGATTCTCGATGAAGTGATAAGCTGTTTTCGTTACGACATAAGCGGAGTACAGGGCATGTTTGGCGTAAAGCCTGATTTATGCACACTTGGCAAGGCTATGGGCAACGGCTTTAGCATATCAGCTTTGTGTGGCAGAAAAGACTTGTTTGATTTAGGCTTAAGGGGCAAAGGAAATGTCTTTCTTATGAGCGGGACTTATTTCAGCGAAACAACCGGACTTGCAGCAAGTATAGCAACCATAAAAGAATTGCAGGATAAAAACGTTCCTGAGTACTTATGGAAACTGGGACAGGATTTTTCCGACAAGTTAAGGCGCGCCATATATAAGGCGAAAATGGATAAGTACATGCAGATTAATGATTGGATGCCCTGTAACCCGTCCATTCAATACGCAACCTATGATGATAAATTTACACCGCTGGAGTTGAAGACGCTATTTGACCAAGAAATAATAAAGCAAGGTATCTTAATGCCTTATATAAGCCTTTCGTATTCGCATACGGATAAAGAAGTATCGCAGACGATTGAAGCCGCAGAAATGGCGCTGGCGACCTGCAAGAAGGCAATAGATAACGACTGCGTGAAGGAATCACTTTTGGGCGGACATTGCGAAGCCCAGGTCTTCAGGAGAACATAAGGAGGTCAACATGACAACAGACCAAATAGAAAATATCTTGCGTTATCATAATCAACGCGGATTCAAAAACGACTTAAAACTATTATGGGGAAGAATTGCAGACATGAAAGAATCACAGTCTGAAATTTCTTCCTTTAATTTTAAATTAGCGGTTCCAGCAAACCGTAACGCCGTTTCTTCTGTGGAAGTGTACGTTATAAGAAATGCCACTTTATCCGAAACTGAGATGGAGGCGAAGGAGCTTGAACGGTTTATCGAAAAACTAGACCGAGCCATTGCCGATTTACCGGAAAATGAAAAAGGCATTATTTTGTCAAGATATTTTACTAAAGACGGGAATGTGAACGAATTCAAAAATGTTGCCATTGAGTGCAATTATAGCGAAAATTGGTGTGAAACATTGAATAAAAGAGCGCTAGAACGCATTGACAATTTACTGTGCGGATACAAAATTGAATGGCAAACACTTAGGTAGTGTGCTTTTTATATGCTTTTATACCAAAAAGGAGGTATATACTGTAAATGATGGTTTTCCTCCTTTTCTTTGACGGGGCAGTAATGCCCTGTTTTTTATTTATGAGGTAAATATGGATGATTTAAAAAGGCTAATAAAAGACATAAAGCTTTATTGTATTAAATTCTTAAAGATACGTGATAAAAACGGTAACATAATAGTTTTTGTTCCAAACGAACCGCAAGAACAGTTGGTAAAAATAGTTGAGGACTGGAAAGCAAAGTACCCCGACCCTGCAACAAGGCCGACGCTGTTTATTATCATCCTAAAGGCAAGGCAAATTGGTTTCTCAACTATGGTGGAGGCAATATTTTTTCATGAACTGCATTTTAGCCCGAACAAAGTTGCAATGGTTATTAGTTACGATGAAAAGTCCGCACAAAACATATCAGAAATGGCGGATAGGTTTTTTCAACATTTGCCTAAATTCTTGAAGCCAATGAGAAGACCCGCAAGGGGCAAAGGGATATTATTTGAAAATCCGTCGAACAATCCAACAGAATTTGAAGCAAACCCAGGGCTGCAAAGCAAATTTCTCATGGATACTGCAGGCAACGCGAACGCAGGTTCATCGTTTACGATTAACTTTTTGCATATTTCCGAACTTAGTAAATGGCCGAACGCCAAAGAAACCTTAACATCATTGATGCAAGCGGTTCCGCAGTATGGCGGCATAGTTTTTGTGGAAAGTACCGCAAATGGAATAGAATACTTTCACAAGTTATGGCAGCAGGCTAAACGCAAAGAGTTAAGTTATATACCTGTATTCGTACCGTGGTGGCAGCACAAGGAATACTCAACACCTTTTGAATCGGAAACCGAGAGAAACGAATTTGTATTAACCGACAAAGAAAAGGAAATTCAGGAACTTTATAATTTAACGCTGGAACAATTAAACTGGCGAAGAATTACAATTAAAAGCCCAAAAATAAACAACGACGAAGATATTTTTTGTCAAGAGTATCCCGCTTCAGACGAAGAGGCGTTCTTAACTTCCGGACGACCTGTATATGACCGCATGAAGATATCAAAGAGGATTAAGTATCTTGAAGAACTATACTTGATAACCCCGCCTGATGTCGGATATATCGACCTTGTTGACGGAAGGTATAAATTTATTCCCGACTCCAAAGGCACAGTCATAATTTACGATCATCCGAAACCGCATATTCCTTATGTAATCGGCGGGGATATAGCAGAAGGGTTAAAAAGTGGAGATTGGAGCGTATCGCAAATATGTGATAATACAACAGGATCACAAGTGGCAAAGCAAAGGATGCACATTCACCCCGACCTGTGGGCATTGGAACAAATTAAATTAGCAAGGTATTACAACCAGGCTTTGATAAATGATGAAATTAATAATCATGGACACGTTACAATAACAGCCTTAAAGAGAGAAGGCTACTACAACCAGTACAAACGTGAAATTTTCGACAGGATATCTCAGACCAAGGAACAAAAATTCGGCTTCGACACCAAGGAACAATCACGGCAAAGAGTTATTGACCGTACCCGCGCTATTGTCAGGGACGAAATAGACCTTATAAACGACCTTGAAACACTCAGAGAAATGCAGACTTTCATTTACAACGACTCAGGAAAAGAGGAAGCGGAAAGTGACTGTTTTGACGATTGCGTTCTCTCATTTGCCTTAATGCACGAAGCCCGCTCACAGCAACGCGCTTATGTACCCGAACAACCACAGCAATGGGACAAAAACAAATATATCCATCCATCGGTATTGATAGATTCAACCACAAACCCGCAGTTAAAGCGGTATTATCGAAAAATATTTGGGAGGAAATGAAATGGAATTCAACATGAACAATACCACAAAGCCAATTAAGGACATAGTTAAAAGGCCGGAACCTAAGAAAATATCCCTTGTAAAAATGACACAGGATGAATTGATGGAGTTTGCAGCCGAAAGGTTAATCGGTATGATGGCGACTTTTGACGAACACTTATATCGTTCTGACACTGCATACAAAAATTCCTTTGATGTTCAATTTATGTGGGGAATGGCAGCATACGCAATGCTTGGTTTTAGGGATATAAAATTTCCTATTGAAAAGTTCTTGGAGGAATACGGAAAATCACTTAACCGCGTACAAGTAAGAAAACGAATTATGGGGTGATCACATGTTTAACCCTATTAAAGCCCTAAAAGGGGTGAAAAAGAAAATGGATGAAATAAAGCAATTTGACGAAATGACGCGTAAAGCTTCGCAACTCACGGAAGAATTTGAAGCTGCCAGGAAAGAAAAGGAACCCTGGGACAACAAATTTGACCATGAGGAAAAGATATACACCGGAAACAGAAAATTCGGCAATACATATTCGGATTCAGCAACGGACGATGCCAGAACACCCATAAGAATATCACAGGCGATTAT